CTTCTTCTTCAGGGGCTTCTTCGTTCCCGCTCAAAAAAGCATCAATGTCAAAGTCTGAATCCGAATCTCCGCCTTCTTCGGGTTCTTCTGAAGACGCTTCTTCTTCTTGTGCCATTTGTTGTTGCACAGCGTTAATGTAGGTTTGATCCAAGATCATGTCTGCCGCCTTCGTCTCCAAAGGCTGCATGTCCCACCGTGCGCGTACTTCGTTGATCGTCATGTAGTGCTTTACGCGCTTTAACTCTTGTTCTAGTTTGTCCGCTTCAGACTTTACGCTAAGACCGCCAAAGGATATTTCAAAATCAGGGTCTATTTTGTTAATTACCCAACGATTAAGCCACGTTTGCTGCGCTCTAAGCAAAGGTCTAAGACCCTTTTCCTTAGATGCGATAATACGTTGTTCGGGGTTCATACTGCCCATACTGCTAGACTGTCCCTCTGCCCCGTAGACAAAGCCTAATTCGGACGAATCCATCTGATACATCGCACATGCAATTTTCATCAAGTACGATGTCCACTGTTGATAGTCCTGCCAGTTACGGTTTTCATTTAGGTTAATAGACTGTAACTCTTCGTTTGCTTCCGGGTCTAGTTGGATTATAGGGGTACGCCTGCTGTTTTGAGCACCTGCCAACATCGAATAAAACTCACGACGAAAGCTGCGAAAAAGCTGCGGATTCATCTTAGACTTAACCGCTAGGATACCTGCTGTACTTAGTCCTACGGAATAGTCATTTGCTTTGTGCATATCTGCATTGAGAATTGCGGTTATTACTCGAATCAATTCTTCTAACTCAGGAAAGCCGTACCCGTTAGACTTTATCCACGAACGGGGTCTTCTGATACCAAAGCCTATTTCTTCTTGTTCAAACGTAACTACTTTTTTCTTGTCTATAATCTGAATGTACCCGTCTCGTTTTAAATCCCGCCTGCCTGCTTTCACTTCTTCTTCTGTAAGCGTTGCGCGTCTAATGGTGCTGGCATCTACAGGTACAATCGCTGCCGGTTTTCCGCCGCGTGTTTTAACTATCTCGAACGTGGCTTGATCGTACACTAGGCTATCTCGTGTAATCATGCGTAGAAACGACTCAAAAGTTAAATTTCCCGTTACGCGCTCGTCTCCGCACGTCTGTAACCACATTGATATATCTCGTGCCTGCCGCTTTGCTGCGGGGGACATCTCTTTATCGGGATCGCGCAGTTTAATTTGATAACCAAGGCTGTACGGATCGGGCTGCGGCAATGCAAACTCAGCTACTTGGTTTACACGGGTGTTGATAATTGCGGCAATAACGGGGGTTCGTGCCATGTTCTGTAATACAGAATACGACAAGCCGTTACCTCGCGTATAATAGTCCTCCGACATATATTCGTCGGAGACGTTACCCATTGCGAAGTCTTCGGGACTCAAAGCGTAGGATTGTGGTTTTATAGCTGTTTTAGGTACATCCAAAGCCTTAACAAGCTGTTGTTGTTCATTGTTACCTAATAATCGTGACCAAAAACCCATATCTTTTATCCCCCAAACACTTCTTGATACCGGACATCGCCCGTACGCATTTGTTTGTTTGTTTTCTCAAAAAGTGCTTGCGCTAACTGCCTGCCTGCCTCGTTGTCACTCGGTAAATGTACACCTCGGTCAATACGGCTCTCGGCAATTTGAGACGCTAATTTGTCCAGTTTACTTTGTATTTCAGGATAAATCGACCCTAATACTTTTGCTAAATACGCTGCCTGTGTTGTGTGTCCGCTTGGATACGATGGTGTCTGTGCCGACTCTAAATGGTCGTACTCAAAATCTACACCGTGACGTGCTGCCAACACATTTGGACGCATTGTTCCATAGTATTCCTTATGTATCTTAATTGGAGCCACAATGCTACGACTGATACCCGTAATCATGTACATGCTACTCGGTAGCCCTGCGTCCATTAGCAATGCGTTAAACAGCGAATCCATATCACTGTCTAACACGTCCTGCATCTGCTCTGGACACTTGCGGTTACGGTATTGGTCGGACACCTTAGACAATTCCGCAACACGCTGCATTTCCGATGGTGGTGGCGGTATTAGAATAGCTAAGTCCCTTTCCTGTAGAGACTTCATGCCCTTGGTTAAAGAGTTGCCCCAAATAAGCGATTTACCCATTTCTGTAGTAAACAAAACTTTAACTAGCTGATCCATAGTCTCAACGATTTTGTTTCTTTCTTCACCATGAGGGTAGGGCTGTGCCTGTCTTGTGTAGTCTATTTCTTCTGCCGCCAGTAGGCTCGCTAGTTTGCTCTTTTTCTCCAAAATGGGTTTCTTTAATTCTTGATACTCTCTTAGTTTTGCTCTTGCTTCGGGAGATTGTTTAGCTTTTTCTCTTCTGGCATCTGAATACACTCCCCGTCTATTCTTTTTTGCCTTGGGATCTCTCTCAATGATTTTCTCTACTAAAGCGTAGTATTCCATGAAAGCGTTCTTACGTACATTCTCAAGCTCTGTAATCTCCGGTTGCATTTTCTCCTTTAACGCATCCTGTTTTTGTTTTACGTCGTTAGGATCTGCTTTTGAAGGTATTCCAGTAGCCAAAGGACGATCCGTACCTTGTACCAAGTAGGTGTTTTTCCTGTTCTTACTTGCCAAAGTGTCTTGGATATAGGTTTCAAAGGCACGCGCAAACATTTCTTCGGAACTTGACCAGTACGGTGTCCCTGTTTCAAACATTACCGCGTCTCTGTAAAACTGAGTGCTTCCAAAATCACCATTTGCTGCTTTTTTTAAAGCGTCTTTGTACTTATTATCTGCTGCTGAAAAAGCGGAACGGGCAGGTAAGACTTTTTCTACATAGACACTAGACAACTCGCTGGGCGAATAGGTTTTTCTTTCTTCTTCGTATTTCTTTTTAACAGACTCAAACTGTTCTTTGGCTTTTCTCTTTTCTACTAATAATCTCTTAACTTCTGCATTCGCATCAACGGTCCCCTTGCCTTGAATTGCGTGCATAACATTTAATATAGCTTCTTTAATCTTAGGATTACTCACATTGCTGCTTGTGCTTAAAAACTCTCCGTTTGTTCCTAATTTAGACGCTACTATATTGTCTAAAAAGTGCCCCCACTCGTGTGCTAATGATCCGCCGCCGGACATGTTTGTAAGGTTTATGATCTTTGAATCCGGTTCGTAATGGGCTGCTGCTGCTCCCTCTTTAAATCCCCGCGCACCTACGCCCCGTGCTCCTAGACCAATTGCTAAGGGTTTGTCCGTCAAATGTCCTAGTCCCATTTTATCAGGGGCTATATTTAACATATCCGCTAAATCTAACATCGAGCTATACGCCCACCCAAGATGCTGTTCACGGGCATTGTGTGCCATGTTTTTGCCAAATTGAACATTGCGAAGACCGCAGGTTTCTAAGAAATCTTTACTGTCTGCTTCTCCTACCTGTACGCCGCCTACTCTTTCTAAAACATCCGTGCGTGCGCGAGATAATTTAAACACGTCTTCTCGTGCTTTTTTCTTAATTTCAATTTGCTCGTCTACACTGCCCCAACCTTTTTCCTCAAGAATTTTAGCTTCCCTGAGTTTTGTCCTAAAGCCTGTGGTTGTTTTGTTTTTAGTTAAGTTAACTACGGCTTCTCCCAAAGGAGACACTAACCTAAGTGCTTCTTTTTTCCGCTCGTTATCTCGAAAGGTAAACGTGTACCCTGCCCTTTCTCCGCCTTCAAATCGTGTAGTTTTATACACGTCTTCAGGATTAAAACCGGGATTGTCTTTTTTTATTTTTGCTGCCGCGTCCCAAGACGATTCTCTTTGTTTATCGAAATCTGTATACATTTCAGACGTTATAGTCGCGTTTGTGTAATCTTTAAGCTCTTGAATTAACGTTATCCCGTCTTCGTACGTTCTAACGTTACGTAACGCTTTGTCTATGTATACACACGATTTATGAAAAGCTTTATTTAACGCCACTTTCTTAGCGTCCGAAAAAACTGTCTTTTCTGCCAGTCGTGTAATCTCAACAGGACCAGCGTCCGCCATTTTAGCCACCATTCTTTTCCAACCGTCGGACCTGCCTCCAAAGGGGCTTTTAGATATTAGATTGTAAATGGCTACCTTTATTGCGTGCCCACCCGCCGTTACACCCGCTTCTCGATCTGCTTCCATCTTAGGACGTTTAAATAAAGACTGTTTGGTAAAGGTTCCTGTGTAATCTATATTGTCCCCTGTACCGTGGGCGTATTTGCCTCCCATTGCCTTAAATGCTTCCGCCTCGTCTGCACGCGAACCGTATACGTGTTCCCCTGCGTCTAGTATTTCCCTTTGGGGTACCTGCGGTTCTGCTGTTGCGACATCTGCTGGCTCCACTGCTCTAGCCACCGGGGATGTTTCTTCCGCCGGAGGGTCTTCAAGCTCAGGTACCGTTTCCGCATCAGGCATCGTATCAAAGTTGTCTTCGGACTCTGCTACAGGCGCACTAGGCTCCGCGTCGGGCATCGTATCAAAGTTGTTTGCATCCTCAGACGCTTTATCCGCTCTCGCTGCCCTTTGTTCATAATATATACCCCCGCGTTCGTGTATACCTATACGGGCTATCTCATGGGCTTTTGCCGCACTTAAATGTGCTTGCTTTTCCTCGGATGATCTAGCCTTGTCCGCCTTGTCTTTATGTTCTTCGATCTTAGCGTTATGGTTTTCTCGTCTTTGTAAGTTGGCTTTTTGCCTGGGGGTCTTCTCTCCCGGTGCCAAGGGGATTTTGTCTTGCACATCAGCAAGTAGCTTTTCTACCCTTTCTTCTAGTCTTTGCTTTGAACGAGGAGAATCATCAGTTATTAGCATATCCGATAAAACATTAGCTATTTCCCCTAAACGACGTTCCCCTACAGACGCCAAGTTGCGTAGTCCTACACTACTACCCTTACGCCTACGCACGATATTTAACACTAATTTATACGCATCACGTAGGGGCTTATCCTTTAGCTTCAAGTCTTCTGCCATCTCAAACGCGGATTCTATTGCGTTTCTACGAACGTCTACCGCTACTTTTCTACCCTTATCTGTAATTTTGAAAAAGGTTTCTCGTCCAACTTGGTTTCCGATAGCACTTCTAACGCTGCCTTGCTCTAAAAAGCCCTGCTCTACCAGTTTCAAGGTCATTTTTGTACCATAAGGACCATCGGGTAATTCGTCCTGATCTGACTTCACGTAACGGAATAACGCCGTT